TAAAGTCTGCGTTCAAAAGGTGTTGCTGATGTGTTTTGTTCTAGTTGGACACCTGTGATGTAGAAGGTAGCTCCGTTAGTGCCTACTACTGAAGTTGCACCTGTGGCTGATACATAGTTTGTTGCAGCCCAAGCACCAGCAGTTCCAGAATATGTAGAACCAGTTCCTAAACTAAACCATATATATAGACCAATTCCATTAGTTGTTAGCCAAGTGCCTGATGTATCGCCAGCAATTGTTACAGACTTTAGTTCCCAAGTATTTGCTACAGAGATTGTATAAGTAAATGGAAAACTTCTATCTGCTGCACTATTTCTTAAAGAACCACTAAATGTTCCTGTTAATGAACTTCTTACCCAAAAACTTAAAGTAACTGTTTTGGCAGTAGCTTTACCAAAGTCTAAATCAGCTATGTTGTATCCTTCTATTGGTTGAAGAATTGCATAGTAATCACCAGTCAAAATTGAATAACTTGATTGAGATGTAACACCTAAATAATTTGTAAATCCTGTTGGGGGAGTAACTGCCGCAGCATTTTGTTGTGCTATCAATTTTCCTGTTACAGATTGAATCACTTGCCATCTATCTAATGTATACCCACTAATTGTGTTTGCAGTTGCAGCACCAGCATTTCTTTGGTCAATCCTCATATCACCATTTATAATACGGTTCTTTAGCACATAAGGTGACGCTGCAGCAGTCTGAGAACTTGCATCTGAAAAGGTTACACCAGGAGTTGTTACTGTTCCTGTAAATGAAGGAGACGCACTTAAAACTACAGTTGATCCTGTTCCTGTAGTGGAAGTTAAAAGCGCTGGTGGTACCTGTGTTAATGGCATTATACTACTCCTGGAATAATTGGTTCAGGTTGTGGTGGATTAGTTATTACACCATTTTCGTAAGTTCCACCAATTTGACCTGTATCTGACTTTACACAAAGTAAATGTTCTTCTAAACCAGGTGGTACACCTGTTTGTTCTGTTTCGTAGTCAATAATGTTTACGACTAAATTTGTGTTTGTGTCTATTATGCAATGTCTAATTAAATTCATAGTATCCTTTTAACCAAAATAAGCAGTAATGTATATTACGCCAGAACCGCCAGCACCGCCATTAGTTCCATTACCATCTGCAGCAGTACCACCAGTTCCCCCTGAACCTACAGCATAAGAATATGTTGCAGAAGGAGAGGTTATAATAGCTTCAATATATCCACCTGATGAACCTCCTGAACCTCCAAATCTACCAGCAGTATTATTTACAAAACCGCCACCGCCACCTGAACCAGTATTAGATAAGGCTACTCCACCAACTACAGCACCTGCTCCACCAAATGGTGAGTTTTGACCAGGCGCACCTACTACTGGAGTAGCAACACCATAGTTATACTGCCACTCACAACCTTGTGAACCTGATAATGCAACAACTGATGTTGCTGGGCTACTAACTGTTGCAGTACCTGGAGTTCCACCACCGCCAGTAGTACTTCTTGTTGATCCAGTTGCAGTTAATAATGATGTACCAAAAGTAGTATTACCACCTGAACCTGGTGCCACAGCAGCACCATTAGATCCATTACCACCACCACCACCCCCACCACATCCGCCTCCAACCATTTTTACATACAGGTATTTAGCTCCTGTAGGTACAGTATATGTTCCTGAACCTGATGTATAGACAGTTACTTGTGGTGTACTATTAGTTACCTGTGCCCAAGCACTTCCGTTATAAACTTCTAGTGTACTTAAAGTTGTATTATATCCTGTTTGACCAGTTAAAGGCGAAGCTGGACGAGTTCCTGTAGTCCACGTAGAAACTGATGTTCCTCCGTTAGAACCTAGTGCTGATAGATTGACTGCGTTTGTCATTTATTATCCTAAGTCTACTTCTTTCCAATTAGTTGTTTCTTCATCCCAGTTATATAGTTTGCCATCATCTGGCATTGCAACTGGTGCTTCCCAAAGCCAAGTATCTTCATTAAGAACCCAAGAATTAAAAGGTTTAGGGGCTATGAATACATCGTTAGTTGCATCGTAAGAAAAACCAATACCAGCATAATTTCCACGTAAAGGTCTACCTTCTGGGTGTTGATTACCATGCGTATTATAGCTTGTTTGTAGCCAAGTACCAGGACTTGAATCTACGAATGTATCAAAAAATTCTGGTTCAGCCACGATGACCTGTGTAACTTTACCGTCTACTACTTTTGCGAAGTGGCTAATTTTAGTTCTCCTTTATTCGTCTGCTGGAAGCGGAACTCCGCCTTCGTCTAACCATTTTAAATATTGTTGGTAATCGGTGTTAGCTGGGTCGAATGGGATATAAGCATTGTCTGGTAACCGCAAAATATTTTTTGATGGTTTGTCTTGATATGGTGGCAATAATTTATATGTATACATAATTAAAGTTCTCCTGAAACTGTATAATTAAATTCAAACCAAGTAGCAATTCTACCTAAAAGATTTTGAATCCTAAATCTATACGCATTAGCGATATTTACATTAATTGCAAAAGTTTGTCCATTGCCACCACTATCTGTATATCTATTTGCAGTTCCAGCGCTGTCAGAAAATGTTATAGTAGGACTTGTTCGCATTTGAACTGGAAATAAAACTGTTCCATCGCCAGAATTGGTGCCTGCTGAAAATAAATGCACATCGCCTACTTGATAATACCTCTGACACAACGCTAACTCAGTACTATAAGGTAACCACTCAAAAGGCGTGGCGGTTGTATTTCGTTCTAGTTGAACGCCTGTAATTTGCCATGTTGCTGCTGCATTTGAAACCACATTTACACACCCGCTTGTTTGGACTTGACCACCTGCTTGCCATACTCCTGCAGTTCCACGACCATTAGTTCCGACTCCAAGTGACCATGCAATATTAAGAGCTGCTCCATTACCAGAAGTAGACCATGTTCCTGTAGTGTCCATTGTTAATGTTACAGTTTTTCGCTCCCAAGTATTTGCTGCACTAATTGTATATGTTGCAACATAACTTCTATTAAAAGTAGGAGCATTACGTATGCCTAATCCAAATAAACCAGTCAAACTTGATTTAACCCAAAAACTTAAAGTTACAGTAACAGCATTAGCAGTTCCTAAATTAAAATCTGAAACATTATTAGCTTCTATAGTTTGTTGAAACTCATATTCAGTTGCAGCAGTTCCCAAAGCATCTGTTGTATTCGTTGTAAGTTTTACAGAATTAACAAATCCTGTTGGAGCATCACTAACTTGTTGTATTGTAAATGGAACTGCAACACCACTTAAGCCACCCATGTAAAAACGATCTACTTGATAGTTATAGCTTGTTCCAGATACGTTTACACTAGAAGTACCATTTCTTTGAGAAATTACCATGTCCCCATTAATGATTCTGTTCTTTAATCCATAAGGGCTAGCCGCTGCAGCTTGATTAGAACTATCAGAAAAAGTAAGTCCAGCACTAGAGTCTAGTGTTGTTGATCCTGAGGTTCCTGTAAGTATGAGTGCCATTATGCTAATTCCTTGTCTGTAGGTCTAGGTAGTGTAGGATGGTTCCATTCTTTTATGTAGTCACCCTTACCGTCACTATCGTTTTGTAATTTGATTGTTCCTGTAAATATCATAAAGTCATCAACTGTTAATTCAGGATATAAAGCTATAATTTTTTCATATAAAGTCATTATGCACTCCTTATCATTGCGGCAGAAAAATGTGTGTATGAAACACCAGAAACAATAGTTGCCACCGAACCAGTAGAATTTTGTCCACTATAAATTTGAACATAATCGCCAGTTCCGTTTAAATACACTACTGCTTGAACATTAACAGAAGCATAATCAGCAGAGTTTAAGGGGCAAAAACTACCTTGTTTATGCAGTCCACCGTTTTTATAAATGATTATGTAACAATATCTTGAAGAAGATACAACATTGTAACAAACCTCAGCATTTATTTGATAATATCCAGCAACATTTGGACAAAAAGCATACGCTGGAACAGACAAACCATTTAATGTAACTGTGCTACCTGTATTGTTAAAACATCCTGCTGTATCAAATTCTTCTGTTGTATATGTAATATTTGTAGGGGTAGAAGAAGATATTGTTTGGGAAGTAGCATATGCACTAAACGCTGGAGCCGCAGTGCTTGCTACAGTAATAGTAGCACCTGTAATAGTAGGGCTTGTTAATGTTTTGTTGGTAAGTGTTTGTGTTGCTGTATCTGCTACTACGGTGCCTGTTGTAGTAGGCAACGTAAGCGTAGTTGTGCCTGATACTGCTGGGGCAGCTAAGGTTACGGTTCCTGAGGTATCTCCTGCGACTACTATGCTTGCCATTATATTGTTTCCTGTGATAATCTTTCATTACGTTCTACTGCAGTTTCTATAGGTGCTGCTAAAACAATATCTTCTTTAGTTCCCGATAAAGTTCCGCCTTCAGCTGTGATTCTTTCCACTTCAGCAGCTACAATTTCTTCTATAGCAATTCTACATCTATTATGAACTGCATTATCAATCCATTCTTGTTGAGAAAGAGCAACTACAGAAAGAGCTTTATCTTCTGCATCTGTTAATGTAATTGTGTATGTTTTCGCCATAATTTTATCCTAATAAATATCCTGAAAAGTTTGAAAAAGTAATTTGAGTAGATGTATGAACTGTTCCGCCACTATCTAAACCTGTGTAAACTTCAAAATAATCATTAGCAGAAGCTTTCCACATTACTAAAGGAACTATTGTTGTGTATTGTCCGCCAGTTCCTCTGCCCATACGTTGCTCTGTAATTTGAGTACCGTTTACTTTTATAACAATTGCTCCAAATGTGGCTCCTGAAGGAACCCAAGCCCTTGCAGTCAAATAATATATACCAGCAACAGGGGCAGTAAAGCGAGAAAGTGAAGTATCGTAATTACTGCCAATATTATATGAAGTTGAACTGTACCTATTAATTAATGTGTTTGCGGTAGTAATGTCGCCTGGGTCTGTAGGCGCAAATGCACTAAAAGCTGTTTGAAACGGTGTTGTAACTCTACCACTAGAGTCTATACGCATACGTTCTGTGTCGTTGGTAAAAAACTTATGTTTACCATTATTATTTGTCGGAGTTCCACCAGCGTGATATTGATTATCAGAATCTGCGCCAACACCTATTCCATAAACATCTGTTCCACTGCCATCATTATATAAAAATATTTTACTAGAAGCCGCTGTATTGACATTACTATAATCATTAGAGAATCTTAATGCTAGTGGAGTTGCTGTAGCTCCTGTTTGTCCACCAAAAGTTAATTTATAATTAGGACTCGTAGTACCAATCCCTACATTTTGTGATGTGTTTATAGTAACTGCTGTAGTACCAGCGGTTTGAAGTTGTAGTTCGCCACTAGAATCTCCAGTAGAAACTATGCCTCCAAATCCAGAATTACTTGCGTTTATTTGAGATGCCAATTTTTATCCTTAAATAACTATATACCTACTGCCTGCTGAAACCGTTACCGTAACCCCCGAAGCCGCAGTTACAGGACCCGTGCTCATGGCATTACTGCCGACAGGAATTGTATAAGAAGCAGAGATGGTTTGGTTATTGATAATTATACCATTAGTTGCATTAATTACAGCCCCAGTTCCTGTCGTTGTAGTAGGTAAAGCTAAATAACGGCATGAAATATTGTCAGTACCTGCTGGAGGTGCTGTTGAGAATGTTAAGGTAGTTCCTGATACTGTATAAGTACTTGGGTCTTGAACTACACCTGATATAGCTATAATGACTGATGCTGAGTTAGCTGGTGTTACAGACATGGTATATACTGTTTGAGATCCTGTACCGTTAAAGTCTTCTGCTGTAATCACAGCGGCTGTGTTAACCGCACCAAAAGCTACGACTTCAATTACATCCCCTGCATTAGCTGGTGTTGCTAAAACAATCGTAGTACCGTTAGATGCTGTATAGTCAGCAATAGCTAATTTAACACCGTTTCTATAAACCTCTATTAGGCCTACCGTGTAATTCACTGTAAAGGTTGTTTGGCTAGCAGACGCAGTAATATTTGTTACTACAAATGAAACACCAGTAGATGTATTATTAATCCATGAAGGAATACCTGAAGCTAAACTAAGTATTTGTCCGTTTGTACCTGCTGGTAATTTAGCTAATGTGTTTGTAGCTGATGAATAAATAATATCACCAGTTGTATAAGAAGTTAGTCCTGTACCACCTGATGTAGCACCTAATGTGCCTGCTAATGTAACAGCGCCAGATGTGGCTGTACTTGGTGTAAGTCCGTTAAGTGAAGTTTGGAACGTTGTAACTGCTGAGCCTGATAAAGAACCCCATGTTGGAGCTGATCCTGTATTACCTATTAAAACTTCTCCTGTAGCTCCTGCCGCTGTCACACCTAATGCAGATGTACCGTTACCATATACAATTCCGTTAGCTGTGAATGAAGTGACGTTTGTACCGCCTGCTGCTACGGGTAATGTACCTGCTGTTAAAGCTGAACTTGATGTTGAATATAATGCGTAGTTAGCTGCAGAGAAAGAAGTTAATCCTGTACCACCATAAGCAGTACCTATTGTGCCACCATTCCAAGTACCGCCTGTAATGACGGAAGTACCGAGGTTAAAAGCGTTCGTACCAAACGTAACGCCTTCTGGAAGATAAGCATGTAAATCCCATGTACCACCAACAGTAGCATTAACAGTTAAAAATACTGCCCCAGCTCCACCAGAGGGGATTGTTCCAATAGCCCCAGTAGCATAATCTTGAAGCGTTAGGGTTCCAGTCGCCATATTATTAAACAGAAATGCTACCCCAGTAGACAGGGTGGTAGCATCAGGCATTGTGTATGTTTGGTTACCAGTACCAGAAAGCGTGTGAATATAGCTTGATGCTGTAGTTAATGCGGTGACACCACCAGCGGCTGTTGTATTTGTATTAGATTGATTAAGTCGGTTTACAGCTACGTTTTGATTGGCATCTCGTAACATTACAGAGTTAGCACCAGAAGAAGCGGTAACGCCTGTACCACCATAAGCTACAGCTACAGTTGAACCTTGCCAAGTACCAGAAGATACAGTACCTAAAGCACTTACATTACTTGAACTATCTAGGTTAACTGATTTACTTGAGGGGTATGTAACAAATACATTGACTACACCAGAGAATGTAACCGCAGTATTAGAATTGCTTGAGGATAGAATTGTGTTACGAGTTAATGTAGGCCCCGTAGTAGAGTAAGTACCAATACCTACTTCCCAATTACCTGATGCATCTGTTGCAGAATAATAGGTTGTGTTTCCGTTACCAATGACGGCAAAGGATTGAAACCCTGCAACTGAAGCTGTTAGGGTAAAGCTGACTGTGGTGTTAGCCGTACCCTGTTGCTGGACACGATCATTTAACGCAAGAGCCATTTAAGCTCCTTAGCTAGTTGCAGTTGTAGAGTATGTAACGCTTACTGTATCGCCAGCTGTTGTAACTTTAGCTGTAGTAAATGCACCTGCTGAATATAACACACCACCAGTATTAGATTGTGCGCTTGAAGCGCCTGTACCTGTCACTAGGAAACAACCACCTACTGTACCGCCAGCACCTGTAATTGTATAAACAATTGCTGTTGCTGCAGATGTAGTTACGTTTGATGGTGTTGATCCAGTTGATGTTGCGGATGCAAACACTGCTGTACCACGAACTGCTGAACCACCAACGGTGTAGTTAGTAAATTCTGTCCAGCCAGCATGTGACGTTTGTGTATCAGAACCTGTACCAAATGTTGGTGATGCACCTGAAATAAGACCTAAAAATGGACCTGTTACAGAATATGAAGAACCTTTTAATAAGGTATCTAACATTAATTCTTTACCTACAGCGTTTACTAGATTAGGAAATGAATCTTCCCATTTTAAATTGCCATCTTTGTCATGACATTTTACTTCATAAAAACCTTCAATACCTACAGTTTCATTAGCAGCAGCACCAGCATTTAGCGTGATGGTAGCATTATCCCCAAATCCACCTTTTTCGTTTTGATTCATAATTACTCCTTAACTTATTCTTAAAATGGCACTTGTTGAATTTGCCGTTGGAAATTGCACTGTGAAACTAGTTGTTGCTGTTTTATCAGAGCCAAAATTTAATACAAAAACTGCCGCATTTGTAGTGCTATTATAAACTAAAGCACCCCTACAAGTAAAATTTGCTGGGGTCCATGTAACGTTAGCAAATGATAAGTAAGCTGTATTATCTTCTGTATCTGAAAGTATTGTCGTAGGGGTTAAAACTACCCCTCCAGCCGCATATCCTGTGCCTGTAACCTCATTAGTTGTGGTGTAGGCGGTAGTAGCATCACCTAGATCTGCTAATGCGTTATAAAGAGCTATTTTATATGTATATGGCGTACCTGTATTAAAGTTCTCAAGACCTTTAAGCATGTTAGATTTAAATACTGTACAAGCGGTTTGGGTTATCATAGAGATACCTCAAACTTATTATGCTTAGATAAGTTATGTTTTTCTGGTATAACTTGTAAATTTTCAATCATATGTAGTCCTGATACTGTTTTGCCTTGTAATGGAATAATATGGTCAACGTGCCATTTAAATCCAAATATTTTAGTCCTTAAAGCTGCTAATTCATAGGCTTCTTTTATAAGCCATAAGTCATCTTTTGTGAGCCATTTAGGCGTTCTATTTAATATACTTGCTTGTCTTTTACGAGCATAATAAGCTTGTAATGGTTTAGTACGCTGTCTATATTCTTTCATTGTTTGTTTACGTTTTTCTGGGTTATTTAAAACATATTCTTTATGTTTTTGAGATATAAGTTCACGATTTTTAGCTTTATATTTACGCCCATAATTGCGTGATGCTTCTAAATTATCTTGCCATTTAGCTTTTCTATATTCAGATAAACAAGTCTTACATTTAGTTTCTTTACCATCTTTATATACAGAATGGTTAGGATATTCATCCAATGGTTTATTTATTAAACAAACTCTACAAATTCTCATTATGAACTAATTCTTAATTTTACTTGCCCGTCTCTGTACGCATCACCTCTTTCAAGGCCGTCACCAAGACGTTTAAGTTGTTGTACAGCTTCTTGATACTTATCTTCGTAATTCTTAATAACATCTGGCTCTTGCTTTTGGAAGATCATAGCTTCACGCATAGAACCATAAAATAGTACTGGATCATAATTATCACCCAGCCATGAAGTTCCAGTTGAATTAGATACACCAGTTACAGTTGCAGTAAATCCAGAACCAGCGCCACCTAAGTTTGCTGTAGCGGCACTTAATATATTGCCTACTACATAGAACTGACCACCTTCATTTAAAGTGATTGAGCTCACTGCACCAGATGAATTAATGACAATAGTAGCTGTAGCACCAGATCCAGAACCACCAGTTAACGATACGTTTTCGTATACGCCAGGAACATATAATGACCCTACTGTGGTAATAGCTATTAATGTGATTTGACCTTGCACAATGGTAGGGGGGTAATAGTAATAATGTAATTCAGCATTATAACTTGCATCAGGCGTTGGCCCTAAAATAAGAGATAGCTCATTAATAGCACTATATTGAGACCCAAATAAAGCATAATGAGTTGGCGTTCCTGTATCAGTAGGGCTAGGAAAAGCTTGTCTAATATAGTTTACATCTTTGTTTAAAAGATATTCATACGTTCCATCTGGATTAATAACAGCAAAAGAATATGTAGATAACCAATCGTTTGGAAGTGATAAGTATTTATTGCCAGATGTCAAAGTACCTGTAACGTTTTTACGTAACGAAGGTAATTGAACTGAATTATAAATACGCTCTTCAGCTTCTTGAACAAAAACAGGTATATTAGCTACAAAAAGTTGTTCTGTAGTTTCCGCATAGTCTTGTATTGCTTGATACAGTTGAACGTAGTTCATTACTATCCTTGTTTACCGCTAATCTTACGACCTTTAGTAGCTGCGCCATATCCACGCATTTCTTTAACACCGTATGGATTTACTTCGCCATAATTACCTTTGCTAACACCACCAACAGACATATTCATTTTGCTTATTCCGTTACCAGGCATAGCTACCGCTTCTTGTTCTGTGCCATTTGGATTAGACATAGGTTGTTTATAAACACCAATATCATTACCACCGCCAGAAGGATATTTAAATCCAGTATAGGCACTAGCATCTTTGTTCTCTTTAGCGTGACCTAAAGGATAAGCTTCTGCTGGTGTCACTGGAACTTTGCGTTCTTTAGTCATAATTATTTACCTTTTTTTTGATTCATTGCTCTTGCTAAATTGCGTCCAAGTTTCTTCATAGCTAATGAAGTTACTGAAGATGCGCCCTTAGAACCTTTACCAGATTGAATTGCAACAGTAGGTCCTGAATCACCTAGATTTTTGCCTTTAGTTTTACCTTGTTTGGTAATACCATCAGCTCCTGATTTAAATGCCATTTTGTTTCTCCTAATTAAGTTGTGACAATTGTTACATCGCCTATTATAACATTACTTATAAGGTGGTTAGGCGTTAATAAAGTATCAAATGAACTTGCTCCACCAACTGGATTCCAACCCCACTCAATCTGACGGCTACCATCTTGAGGATAACCATTATCTTGAATGTTGAAAGAATTGTTTTGCCCAGTTTGTAAACCAGTATTACCAGACACTTGATAAGATACATCTGGTCTTGGTTCACGTACTGCTTGTGGATCATTTACAGGATACATACCAAGCAATAACTGTGGTTGATCTGGTTCCCAGCATTCTGGGCATACCTTAACACTAATTTGCTTTGTTTTAAGTATAAGCTTTCTTAATTCTTTAAGCTTATAACGCTGACCACATCGGTCACATTCGGCAATTGAGTGTTTCCCACTGGAATACTTGGTAGCCATGATTACCTTATATAAGACATATTTCTAGGCACAAATCTAATCGGTGCCTTTTCTCTGTCCTCTTGAGATGCTAGATCCCATTGTTTTTCATAATCTGATTGTAAGAATGCTACTCTATTTGGATCTACTGCAGGTGACTTAACAGATAAATAATAAGCTAATCCAGCTACCATACATGGTAAGAATCTAAATGGAATATCATTCACTGTTACACCAGTGCCAGCATCTTGCACTCTACGCATTCTCCAGTAAACAAATACATACTGATTACCAGGTGAATTAGGGGTTGGCCATACATTAACGCTTGGCAAGTTTTGTATTGTAATATAGTTAAATGGACTTGCTGTAGCTACATGAGCTGCTGCAGTTGTATTGTTTTGACCACGAGCACAGTTTAATAATTGGTTATTAGCATTATCTACATTGGGATAGTAGATAGTTTCGTTATCAATTTTAATAAATCCAGCTGATGCAATGTTTGATACATCGCTTAATGTGATTGTTGTATCTGTAGCACTAATAGATGCAGATAGATATACAGTGCTTTCATTAGACATACCAGACTGCCTATTGATCCATACTTGGATAGGACGACCTGTAGCTAACTTATTAGGAATTGTAGAATATGTATCTTCTGATATACGATTAATATTAATATCTTGTTGATTAGGTCCACCGTTACCAGTACGAGTAATCATGCTTAGTAAGTCAATAGTATCCACTGGAAGAGCGTAAGTAGGTTGCCCTGTAGCCATAGTGATCTGACCTTCTTCAATAGTCCAAAGGTTAATACCACGATTAGCCCATTCAATCGTTAATAGATTAAGGCTTCTTCTAGCGGTTCTAAAGTCATATCCAGTTCTCAATTCTAATCCACAACGTTCAAATGCCTCTTCTATGAGGTCATTCATGTTTAGATTAAATAAGCTGGTTCCTGTAGTTTCAGCCATTGTTTACCTATTTTTGCAAAATACGCAAATTTTTAAGTTTTTTGATAATTTTTTGCACAAATTTCTTGATCATATATGCCTTTATTTTTTAGCTGTTTTAGCAGCTTGTTTGAATTGTTTTGCTGTAGGTGCACCTTTAGCGCCAGGCTTACGCATCTTCTCACCAGAACCTTGAGCTATACGTGCCTTCTTTGCGTGAATATTGGCATAGAGGCCGACCTTGCCACCCTTAGCATATTGAGTAAAGTCCGTATCATCTCTACGGGCTTTCTTTTTACCCTTAGGCATTTTAGATGGGGTTATATCGCCCATACCACGAGAGGCTCTCATTAGCAGATTTTTCCTTTAGTTTTTCCACGAACAGCACAACCGTCAGCACGTTTAGAAGCTGAAGATACTTTGCCGCCATGCTTGTAATTATCATCAAACTTTTTAACTTCTGTACTTGTATCATACATAGCTTTATTTTTACGATAAGCATTAGGATCTTTCATTTCTTCAACCTTCATTTGCTTTTCTTCAATCTTAGCTTTTTGTTCGCCAGAAGGAGGAGTAATATCCTTAACAAATTTCTTGATTTTTTCAATGATAGCCATGATTAAATAATCTTTCCTTTAGTTTTGCCACGAACAGCAATACCATTAGCTTTAGATAATTGAGATGCTTTGCCACCAGCAGCGTAACATGCGCCACCTGATTTCATTTTGTGCATTGATGATTCATGACCTTTTACTTCTTTTTTAGCAATCATTTTTGCATCTGATTTTGTTGCACATCCTTTAGCCATACCGCCTTTTTTCATGTAGCCCATTTTATTTCTAACCTCCGTTGGTAATTTTGATATTCCAGGATTCTTACTTGTGTCTACAGCTTTAAGTTTCCCGCCTTTTTTCATTGTTGGCATTGCTGGTGCAGCAGCCATAGCAGCCATTGGATTAACAGCTGGTCTAGCTACTTCTGGGTTTACAGCTAGTGCTGGGCGCTTCATTGCACGTCCCATCATCATAGCCATTCTTGGGTTTGTTGATTTCTTTTTCATATTAGTTCCTTAGTTACATTTCCAACGTTTTAAAGAAGCTGCTTTACGAGTAGGTCTGCCTTTTTCATCTTTCATGGGTCCAGGCATTCCAGACATTCTTGCACAGAAAGATCTTTTACGAGCACCACCTTGTGGTTGTGGAGCCTTTAAATTAGATCCTGTAGCAGCGTTATATTTAGCACGGCCTTTAGCGGTTAATCCAGCACCTTTAGACACTGGTAACTTCTCACCACGTCCAACAGCTAATGATACGCCACCTTTTTTAAACTTCTTACCTTTGTCAGCTTCTGCAAAATCTTTACCTACTGATTGAGGTATTCCAACTTTTTTAGCAAAGGCTTTATTATGAGCCACTGCTGTCATAAGTTTATGTTGAGCTTTAGATTTACTTGGCATTACTTACCTAACCAGTGAGTTACCATCCAGCTTATAACGCCTGAAAGAACAGTAGCAATAGCAATAAATACTTTCCAACCGCCTTTAATTTCTTCTAAAGTCTTTTCAATACTATCAAGACGTTTTTTTAACTGACTCATATCTTCCATAATAGTATCTACATCAGATTGAATATGTTTAATTTCTACACCGTGTTCCGCTAATTCACGTTCGTTGCTCATATATTATCCGTAATATATTTGAATAGCTTCTACGTTTGACATATAAGCATAAACGCCATTAAGTACACGCACGCCTTCGCCTGGAATAATAGGAGCATTGTTGTATGTATCAGCTGCAGAAACATTATAAGTTAATAGCCATTTTGTTGAATATACTGCTGCTGGAGTAGCTGTAATTGTTCCAGTATTGATATCAGTTAAAGTAAAAGTATCAGCGCCTGTTCTAGTAATTGTGTAATTACCGTCTGTAGCTGCACCTCCTGTGCCTGATTCAAAATGAATGCCAATAACGTCTCCTGTATTTAATCCATGAGCTGTTTTTGTAACAGTGACTGTATTGCCTGAACGACCATAAGTGACACTAGCTGAAACTGGCGTTGTTAATGTATCAAATAAAACTACAAATCCCGCAGTAGCTGTACCTACATATGATACACCCTTAACACGTGTTGCAAATTTTACTAAGTATCCGCTTTGGTCAATGTGAGCTTGTTTTACATCATATTGCATTGCCATAATTAATCTCCTTAAGTTATAAACAAGGGGGAGTTAACCCCCTTAGATTAATTATTGTGTGTTGTATGTTGCACGGTCATCAGATTGAGCGTATTCAATTGTAACAAAACCTGTACCAGCTGTAGGTTGACCTACTGATGTTATTGTAGCAATAATAGCTGAAGAAGCTTGTTGGCCATTAGATGCTGCAACATCAATTGGAGTTGATTGCATATTGGTTAATTGTGATGCTGTAAATGTAGGTGTTGTACGACCTGCAGTTTTAGCATTAACACCAGAAGCATACTCAGTACCAGCTGCAGTTTTACCAACAGTTAAAGTAGCTGATGTAGCTGAGTCATACGCTGTAATAACATCAACAACAATATTAGTAATTTTAGATCCTGCTGGAACATATAATGTTACGCTTTGAACTAATGTTGCATCAAAAGTAAATGCTGTTTGTTGTGTTAATACTGTTGTACCAACGTTCTTGTATGGAGTGTATCTATTTGTGCCTGATTTGACTGGGCCTGAGAATGTAGTTCTTGACATGATTTTTCCTTCATAAAAAGTTAGGTTCATTAGTCTTTTATGCGTCTGCCAGGACAGTCTAATAAACCAGGATGTGCCTGGATATGGTTATTTTACAATACTTTTGCCTGTAAACGCTAGTGTTTTTATATACGCAGGCAAATAAAAAAGGCCCTACGAATAGAGCCTTTTCTACCATCAAATGCTTAATTAAGCACCTGGTGAACCGAACATACCTAACGGATCTGACCAACCGAATGAATAACGTTCACGTGATTTATAACGTACGTTACCTGTATCGAAGTCACCGTCCATTGAATTGCTTAATGGAGTACGAACAAAGTGTTTCATACCATTAGGAACGTCAGTTGTTAAATACCAACCGTTAGCGTCTGTCAAGAAGTGGTTAATTGTATAACCTTCTGGGATAGAGCCATTGTTCTTAATAGCATTGATATCATTGTCAGCTGTACCAACACGTAACTCAGTTTCTAACAAGCGAGTTGCAACGAATTGCAATGCTGGTGGAACGATAAGTTTTTTAGGTTTAGCTGCAATTAATAGACCACGCTCATCAGTCCAAGCTGCGATTTGAATAACTGCATTTTCCAATGAAGTTTCGTTCAAGTCAGCTGCTGTTGATGGAGTGTTACTATTTGTACCGCCTGAAACAAGTGGATGGTCAGTAGCAAATAAAGCCTTGCCGTCACCACCAGCGTATGAAGAACTGAAGCCGTTATTAATAACTGCAGCAGCTTTCACTTGTTTCGTGTAAGCCATAGCTCTCGCTAAAGCTTTTGTGTAACGAGCTGATAAAGAATCATATAAGTTATCTTCAATAGCTTCTTCAGTTAAGCTGAAGCCAAGAGCGATAGTTTCATGATTGTATCGAGCTGTCCAAGCTTCTTGAGCATTGTCATAAGCGATAGAAGTACCTTCGTTTTTGACTGGTGCTGCTGAGAAACCTGATAGTTTTGTTTCTTCTTCGAATGAACGTTCTGAAGTCTCTGTTTCGTAGATTTCTTTATGTTCTTCGCCATATCTTGCGTACTCTAAACCGAATAGCGCATTAAGTCCTGGTAATAGCTCTTTAAGGAGCTGTGCACGTGAAATAGCCATGTTTTATTCTCCTAGTTAAGCTGTGTAAGCCACGCCTGTAAGGGCAGTTAGCTGTGGGTTGTTGACTTTTACAATTACTTCTGGGTAAAGCGTTACGCCACCTGATACATATGCTGTATCTGGAACGACTGCAACTACTCTCCATGGTAATGTTGTAGCAGCACCAGCGGTATCTGCAGGTTTAACAATAGATGATTGTGCATTACCTGTTGTTGTAGAACCTGTACCGTTTTGGATTTCAGCTACGTTAGCACCAACGATAGTTGCATTAGCACCTGTTACTACTGTTGGAGCGCCTGAAGTTGTTACTGCCACCTTGAAAGAAGCTGAAGCATCAACTACTACGTAAGCAATAGCATTAGTAACGCTAGTGCCTGGGTAGTATTGAGCTTGAACTGTCTGACCTGATGAATTGGTATATTGAAAACCAGTTGCAACACCGATAATAGTACCAGTAGTTGTTGCGCCAGATAATTCAATAGTACCGCCCGCTACGATTTTAACTGAAGAACCGTTATAGATTGGTGTGTTGTAAGAACTACCTATTTTATACTGTAATGTTGCACCAGCATAAGGCATACCATCATAACGATTAATCGCTTCAAAACCATAGGGAGAATTAATGGTTGGATAAGCCATGTTTAAAACTCCTTAAATTAATAAATTAACCTTTGCCAAAACTAGTGCTAGATTTTCTCTCATTAAATAGAGGCATTCTAGGGTCATTTTGACGCATAAGATTATTGTCTACAGCGTCTGTTTGAGATTGCGTTTGCTTCTCATAGTACTCTGTTCTTTGCTCGACTAATTCAATAGGTGTCTTACAAAGTAATAATCCGCCAATCTCGATGTTGTCTTTATAACGACTATCGGGATCAACTAACAGTTGAAATTTAGGTTGCTCTTCTGCTCTTACAGGTTCCCAGCCTTCTCTAAGTTTAGAACTGAGATTGCGTGGGTCTGCTGAGTTCAGCATTGAAACTCTAATCCATCTGTACGCAAAGCCAGCTTGTTTATCTGGTTCTGGTAACAATTCAGGAGCTTGCCACTGTTTAGGGCGCTCATCCTGTTGACGGGTATCTACTTCACGGGGAATTCTATTTTCAGCCATTTTGGGACTCCAATTTAGTTAATTCCAGCGCATATTGCTCTGGAGAAAGTTTGAACTTTTTAGCCAAAGCTAATTGTGTCTGCGTCAGTCTAATCTTTTTTGGGGATGTAGAACGTGTAGCAGGCGCTACTACCGTTGATGGTTTTTTAACAGAGTCTTTGGTCTCTGAGTTATTATCGCCAGCAAACTTCTCTGGGAATCTTTTACGCATTTCGGTATCTATAGCGTTCCAGTATTGATCAGAGCCAGTTGTGACTCCATCACGTTCTAGTCGTCTATGAATACCCATTGCGAGGAAACTCATATCGTCATCAACACCATACCAGCTGTTTTTGTCCAACCAGGATTGGGTTTTTGAATCCAATCGTTGCGGTTGTTGTGACTGTTCTGGTATTTTTACCTCATTTTCAGATGTTTGTAAAGCACTTTCATCATATTGAGGTCTATAAGACTCAACTTCATGAACTTTAAACTTAGCTTCTGTGAGTTTTTCTTGTGCATCTACAACTTTATCAGAATCACCAGAATCATATGCTTCTTTATAAGCGATTCTAGCAAGCTCTAATTGTCGTTCTGCACCTTCTTTAGCGTTAGAAACATATACTTTTTCACCTTCTGTTAGACGGCCTCTAAGTTTTTTAGTTTCTTCTACTAATGATTGTGCTACACGAATTGCTTCTTGTTGCTCACGTAATGCTTGTTCTTTTTCTCTACGCTCATCATTAATGAGTTTTTTCATTTGAAGTAAACGTTGTTTAGCTTCTTTTGAATACTGTTCAAGATCATCATTTTCAATGTCTTTTACAATTGCTTCTGGTAGTGGTTGAGCGTTCTTTTGATCTTCTTCAGGACGATCATCCACTATTTCAATTTCAATCTTTTCTTCTGCAGATGCTTCTACTTCTGGTGTTTCATTTTCCATTTCATCTGGAAATTTAAAATCATCATCAGCCATGTTAATTCTCCTTAAATACGACTAATGCCACGAGGATCTTCTACGATACCTTCGACACTATCATCATTAATTATTCGGAATTCCCTGTTATGAATCTTCAAGCGTGTGCCTGAATTAGGGCGGGCTAATATGAAGTCACCAACTTTACACCAAGGACCTGTAGGAAATCTTTTTTCATCCTTGTAGCAATCTGGACCCATTTTAACTACAAAGAATACTGTAGATAAAACTTCTTCATTTCTCATTGTCTCAGAGGATTTAATTAATCCACTGTCAAACTTGTCATCTGCTTCTGGAATCGCACATAAGATACGATATCCTGATACTTCTGGTAACTGCTTTGCTTTTTCCTCATCCGTTTGGGGAAGAGTTGTTGCTTGGTTTACATCATCGGGATTTGAGCCGATTAGTATTTCACTCATCTGAGTTCTCCATTTGTTTATTTAGGTCTTGAATGTATCTTCGTGTAGAAAGTAGACCTGATATCTTTCCGCATATATTTTGGTATTCAGAGTAGTCTTTGGCTACACCAGTACCTAAATGTTCTTCTAAATTTCTTACTTGTATATCTATTTCTCTTAATATTACTTCGTACTCATTCATTTATTTTCCTTGTTTGAAGGTTGTTGGTTTTGTTTTCTTTGTTGATTCTCTTGCATAGCCATTTGAGCTTTTGATCTGCCAATATCTGAACCTAATCTAAAGCCTTCCATTTTTTCTTTTGAAGCAATGTTAGCTTTTTCTGCTTGAGCTTTAGCTGTCACCTGCATGCCAGCAATTTCTTTCTGTGCTGATATACGAGCTTTCTCTAATTCAAGTTGATCAGCTTTTGCTGCCGCATCAATTTGCATTTTCTTCATCTTAATATCAACTTCTTGTGCTTTTAATTGAAGTTCTTTCAACTGCATTTGAACTACAGGATCTTGCGCTGCTTGTTGTGCATTTTTAGCTGCAATCTCTGTTTGATTTTGATTGAGAAGTTGTTGTGCTGCTGGAACTGCCATACGAGCAATTTGAAGCTCTTGCTCAGGTGTTATTCTAGTATCCTCATCATCGCTATCAAGGTCGTTATATGGGATATTAATGCCCATAGTAAGCTCCATTTGACGTTTGTACTCCATACCTACGTGCTCTGTGATATGAGCTTGTAGTGCTTGAGCAATCATAGGTGCTTGTGGGTTCTGACCAATCGTTTCTCTGATCTTTGGATCATTTAACATAGCCATATGTATTTGAATATGGGCTTGATGGTCCTGATACATGAAAGCTTTCATAGGTTTGCTCTTTAAAGCATTCATATTTTCAGTAATTGGATCTAATGGCTTCTCATCTTCAGGTAAAGGTACCAATTTTTCAGCATTTTTGATGCCTAATACTGACAACATCTGACGATGTAGGTATGGTAGGTTGTAAAGTTGAGGTGCTGTTTGTGATAATTGTAAAACTGCTTGGTATTGCACCACTTTTTGACTCATTGTGGCCGCATTTGGGTCAGAAACAGGGATAATATTGATCATCTCATAGTCTTTTCTACGAGCTTTTCTGTTACCTGTCGCTGGTTCGTACGAATAATCAGCTGG